ATTGCCTTTCGAGACGCTCTCTGATAAGGCCATCGATTCAACCCAGCGCAAGACAAAAGCGATGAGGTCCGAGTAGGTTTCAGAGAACCCAACCGACTCAGACTCACGCAAGGTGAATATGTTTTTTCGCCCTTCTGAAATTGGAAGGCTCTCACTCGAACGCTTTGTCCAGCTTCGCGATCCAGCTTCGATGAAGGCAAGCGTTGCGGCTACAGCAATGCTGTAAACCGCAGGATAGGCTGCAGTCCAGCTTTTGCCTGCACTGGCACTTGACCATGTGAATCCAGCCGAAGCCCACGTGTATCGAGACCCCTGGGTTTCAGTAACCGTCACCGTTTCGGGCATGACGATCAGCTCATCGTGAAGGTAAAAACGGCGGTCAGGCTGTCATCAGCACCTTTATTGACCACAGGGAACACCACTCGGTCAAACATGATGCCAGCTGACGCTGCGTTGAATACCCCTGCCTCTGTGATTGCACCGGTGCCATCACCAGCCAGAAAATCAGCTGTGAAAGTAAATGTTTTGGTACCAGCAGTGTGGGCATAGGTTGCGGCGTTGCGATCGAGTTCTGTCACCAGCGCCGACTGTGTTGCTGCGGCTGCGGTAGTCCCTGTGCCAAGGGCAATAAAGCCCATCACGTTGGGACGACTGACAGACTTTCCAATGGCATCGGCAATAAAGTCGAAGCCCACGTTGACGATGATGTTGTCCTTGTGAACAGTTTCAACCTCGCCGTTAGAACGGTGCACGATGAGAGTCATCGCGCCATAAAGCTGCATAGATTCTTGGATCATAAAAGTCCTCATTTAAAAAAAATGACGCCGCCTCTTGCGAGAGCAGCGCCACGGTTGGGTGAAATTTGGTTGAGCTAGATCTAGTACAAACGCAGGCTTGTAAAGGTGCCGACCGGCGCTATTGCAGCGCTCGCCGAATCGATATCACCACCCATTCGTCCTGCAAAGAGTCGGCGCTCGCTGGCCGTTTGACAAACACCAAGACAAATCCGGTCCGTAATGGATACAGAGAACGCCACACTCACTCGCCTTGCGAGATGGTCCTCCAAGAAAAAGGAGGCATTTGAAGCGTCATATCCCACGAGCAGTTGCCCCGATGAGCCTGTCGCGGCCCAGATGACACAAGTTGTAATCTCAGAAGGCGCAAACCAGAATGACGTGTGAAAGACGTCTGGAATGCTCACACTCCAAGCGACTCGGGTCGTGTCCTTGACCATCAGCCCGTCCCCATAACGACCTGCGGCGTAACTCACGCTTGCTGCTTGGCTTAGCAGCGGGTTACCAAGACCGTTAGTGGAACCATTAAGCCTCCAGCCGTAAATTTCTCCGGCTTGCAGCGCATCTTCACGCGCAATTTGAAACCGCGCATCCACGTTGGCAATTGCACCGTCATATGCCCATTGGCGTTTGGCAGCATCACTTGCCCAAGGAAAGTTCGCCTCCAGCCATGTTGTACGGTCATCAACCGATGCACCCAAACTGTTGAGCAACGTGTTCTGAGCACGGATGGGTGAGACCAAGTCCAACTCAAATAGATACTCAGCCGTCTGAGCACCAGTGCTCATGCGCAGCACATTGCGGCCATTGACCGAGACGACCGATGCGAAGTGCTTGGTACCAGGAAACCCTAGAGCCTGCTCATCGCGTGCGAGAATTAGATTTGCGTTTTGGGGTTGGGCCACCACCGTCGAGACAAAGGTCGGCGTGTCGCTGTAAATCCCAGGTGACGCAATTGCTTTGATCCAAAACTTACGTTCGCCATCAAAACCGGAAGGCAGCGTGTAGCTGGTGGATTTGACCTCGGCAACAAATAGCGAAGCGTCCCAAGCCGCCCCTTCGCGTAACTCATAGCCCACCACCTCTGGCTCAGGGTTAGGTTGCCAGCGAAATTCCAAACGATTGGCCGATTGCACAACATCGAACTGCCGAACCGTACTCGGAGCAAGTAAATTCAGAACAAAGGTTGTTACGTGCGCGCTGTAATTTCCAGAGGTATCAATCGCACGAATGTGATACGGGTACTGACCTGCTGCACTTTGATCATGCAACATCTGAGTACCTGACGTCTTGGCCACAAGTTGAGCGTCATCCCAACCTGGCCCCACGCGAACCTCGTAACCTGAGAGGTCAGCATCTTGCAGTTCATCCCAGGCAATCATCAAGTCTGAAACTCTACGCTGGACAGTAAATCCAGTGACGTCCGATGGCGGCAACGTCTTGCCCAGCACTACCCCGCTGAGCGTTGCGGGAATGCTCTCCTTACGGGTGATGCCAATGGCTCTCAGACTGAACTCGTACTGCCCCTCTTGGGCATCACGAATTTCAGCGTAGTTTGCGCTGGTCAGTGGCAGGCTTACGAAGTTTCCGCCTGCGACCCGATAAGACAGGCGGTAGGCAATGGCAGTTTGAACCTCGGTCCATGAGACCTGAACCAAGACTTGAGCCTGGTCTTTCACCCTATAAAGACTCTCTTGCATTGCCAACCCCGTAGGCGGTGGAGGAATGTCCGAAAGAACAGTAATCGAGCGTGGCTGAAGTGCCAGACCTTCTTCAATCGCTGCGTATTTGCTTGGGTTGTGCGCCAGTGCCGTTACTTCATGGACACCCGGATCACGCTCAGCGACAGACACCACCCTAAAAAGCTGCGGCTCAATGATTGAGGATGCCAACATCCAAATTGCATCAACTTGGGGGACCGAGCTGAACGGTATCGTCACTGTCAGAGTGCGACCGGATACAGGCCCCACCAGTCGCTCCTCGACAGTTCCATTCGGCAAAACGACCGAGAGTCGCCAAGGTAAATCAGCTGGCAACTCTTGGTCGAGCGTGACAGTGCTAGCCGTTGCAGCGGCGATCCGACCACCCAAGCGCATACCGCCGCGAACAGGATCAGCGACCTTGATGACGTCGCCTGGACGCACCACTGCACCTTCAAGGCCCGTTCGGAAAGTGACAATTTCTGACTCAGATTGCTCGGAGAACAAAAGCCACTTGCCCACCCGGTGGGCTTGACCTCGAGCAGTGCAACCGAGTGCAACTACATCGCTTTGCACAATCCCATAGCGGGCGATACCTGCGGCATCTTCGACATATTCAACCTTCTGACGGTAGAAATCATCTGGATCATTCCAGGTCACGAGCGCCACGGTGTGACGAGCTTTAGCTGAAGACCCTTGGTAGGCAAACTCACCGTCCACCACGTTGCCGGGGGCGAACTGGTAAACCGCATCACTGGGTGCGTCCTGCGTGACAGTGATTGCTCCACCCGACCAATACACCATGCCTCGAAAAATCGAGGCCATGTCCTGCACGACCTTGTAAGCCTGCTCGCGCGTCTGAAGATACAAGTTACAGGTAAAGCGTGGCTCAAAGCCCCCAAGCCCGTTAGGAACCAACTGGTCGCAATACTGCGCCACTCGGTAAAGCGCCCATTTGTCGACCTGTGACTCAGGGATGTATCCACCCAAGCCGTACCGGGTACTGGTGACCAGGTCATAAAAACACCACGCAGGGTTGTCTGTCCATGCGATTTTGAAGTTTCCGTTCCACACGCCACTGTAGGTTCGTGTACCAGGGTCATAGTTCACCGGCACACGGACACGCAGCAGTTTCATGTCGTAGCTGCGCCGAGGGATGGCCGAAAACTGCGAAGCATCTACCCTCAACGCAACCAAGGCGCTGTTGGGATAGCGCAGCTTGCTCTCAACAACTTCGGTGTAGGAGTCAAGGTAGGTCTTGTTCTGGATGGCGCTGGAGGTTGAATCCGCCGTGACACGCCGAACACGAATTTCCCACGGGCCGTTACCGGTTAGCGGCACGTAGTAACTGCGCTGGTACTTGGTCGTGGTCTTACCTGAGATCGTGTCGTTTATTACTTCGACAAACCCGCCGCCGCTGACCTGCCGATCGATGGAAAACGATACAGCGCTTCCGTTCAGATCTCCATTGGTCGTGTCTTGGTTGGTCAGTTGCCCAACGCTCACCTTAATCCTGACTGCGTCTACATCAGGATCAGTGATTGAGCGAACCACAGGCTGGCTCGCCTTGATCTCAACGCCAACGGGTACCTCGTTTTCGACAGAAGAGAACCCAGGTACGTAGCTTTGCTGCTGTGTGCCATCTCTGGTCTCAAGCGTTACGCCAGAAAAATTGGTTGTACCGTCGGCGTTCTGTATGGGCGTGTCGTCCAGATATACCGATTGGAGCCCATCGACCAAGCCCTCAATCTCTCCCTCGGAAATGAGATCAACAACCCGTGCATAGGCTTTGGAGCGTAAGCTGTCAGGCGCTTCTTGGGCTACGCGTGCGCTAGCACCTCCGCCCCCTTTGCCACCACCTCCTGCGCCGATGATTAGTTCAGTCATGCAGGAATCTCGTCGACATCAATACCTGCACTGATCACAGCCGAGCCCACAATCAATCGACCATAACCCACAGGCACGGGGTGACCCTGTGCCGTCGTGTTGACTGCACCGTTGAAGCTGTAGCTTGGCTTGTTTTCTGGACGCTCAGATGGTTCAGTTGCTTTGGGTGTGGGTGCAATCATCTGCGCAACACCGCCAAGAATCATGGCTGTGCCCACCGAATAGAGCGTGGCCTGAGACAGAAATGCACCCGATGCAACCCAGCCAAGTGGGTTCCACCATGCGACGGCAAGCAATGCTGCGCCAAGCAAGATTTGCCCCAAACCATCTCCGCCAGCGCCAGACAATACCGGCGCAATCGTGATGCGCTGGGAGCCGGTGGGCTCGTGCAATCGCTCCAAATTAAGGGAATCTCGGCCAGCAAGCACCCGGTAGCCAACCCCGCGTTCACCGGACGCAACCAACTCCCTCTCAAAGGATGGAAAGTTGGCACTAAGCGCGCGAATCGCTTCTGCGGCTGATGAAATGGCAAGGGTATGCCTGCGCCCAAAGCTGCGTCCGAGTTCACCGAGAAGTATGACTGTGACCATATCGAATGACGTGCGTTGTAACTTTTTGCCAGTACCCACCATAGATATCGCGGCTGGAAAGACGTCCCTGCAAGTGATGCAGGATCAGTCCATCCCCGAGATAGACGGCAGCGTGATTGGGAACAGGCGAAGCAACCTGCATCAAGATGCAATCGCCCATTTGGATTTCCTCTGGCTTGACTTGCGTAAAACCTACTTTTTCGAAGTTGTCGATGTACAAGTTCTCACCACGTTTCCACCAATCATCAAAGCGCACGAAGTTTGGAAGCACAACCCCACGCTCCGACTGGAACCAGTCCCGCAGTAACGCGTAACAGTCAAGAACACCGTGAGACCATTCACGCCCCACAAGCGGTGCGACATAGCCAGAAGGCTGAATTTGCGCCCATTGACCACTGGGAAAACTGATGATGTGCCAAGGCAAACCACTGGCTTCACAAGCCACGCGGTCGGCCTGACTCGCTGTCGGAGGTAAGCCCGGATGGCTGTGCACCACGCCTACGATCTGCCCCCTTGAGTCAGCTTGTGCGAAGTCCTCGGGATGAATAACGAATTGATCGGTGCCCACGCCGATGTTTCGGCAAGGCACATACACCTCACGGCCACGGCGGATCACAAGCAAGCCACAAGATTCGCGCGGATACTCCTCGCGGGCGTGATCCATTGCCAGAGACTGGTTCTCGCTTTGCATCAACGAATCAACCCAGCTGCGGGGAAACCGCCGAATGGAAGCTCAGCGTTTTGTCCAAACCGCACTTGGCATGAAGCCAATCGCTTGCCACAGATATCCTGAATGCTTGAAACTACCGACTGATCGTTAGCGTTGAAATAATTTGAGCCTGTGTAGCCACACTCAGATCCCCGGTAACGCCAGGGACATACGTTTTGAACGATCTGCCTGCGCGGCAAAGTTACGCCCTCAAGATCAAATGAAGCCGCGAGTTCGAACTCAACAACATCTCTAGTCTCACGCGACTTTCGATCCACGTAATAAATGTCATCGGCAAACTCCGCCAAAGGGTCAGCAGTTGGGTTTGATCCACCGGAAAAATTAACTGCGTCAAGGTATTTGGCAAGCGTTCGCTTGCGTGTGATCTTGGCACCCACCAAGTCCTGATAGGTCAGTACAAGCGCCGTAATGGCTCCAGTGACGTTCGCCACGCGCAGACGCGGCCTTGGCACCTGGCCATTGCCGTTGAACTCGAACCCCTCGACCTCAATTGGAAATGCTTCGTAGGCGTTCCCCTGCCAGACCACGCGCTGCTGCAACGCATTTGTACCTGCATGAAAGCGCACTGGCCCCTGTCCAAAGATCGCCAGATCCAAAACGAACAGCTCAATGACACTACTGGGTGCGAGCTTCTGGATTTCCGAAGAGATGGCGACAGCAGTCATGAGAGATCAAATACCTGCTTAAAAGTTGCTCGGACAGATTCAATATTTGGCTCGTCCACGGAACGACTCCATTCATCACAAACAAACTTGGCAGGCAATCCACCTGGAGGCGTCCAATCAAAGGCCTGGACTGCACCACGAGCCCGAAGAAAGTTGTCGATTGCTACGGCATCACTACTGGTGCGTCCGCGAAACTCCAGCGACCACACCTGCGGCTGTGTATTGATTCCGAATCCCAAGCGCTGTTCATAGCCATCACCAAAGGAGACACGGCGCACTGTGGGACGCATTGACAAATTGGCACCAACAGAAGGAGTCCAAGTAAATGTGGCCATTTACGCCCCCCTGCGACCGTCAAGCAGGCCACCGGCACGTTTTTGCGCAAGGAGTTCTTGCCGCACTGCACTTGCTATAGCGCGGCCTAAATCGCGCCCACCTGGGTCATCACCACGGCTAGATGCACCTGAGTCAGTCAAACTGACGGAAATGTTGAAGACATCCCCACCGCCCCCAGCCCCACTCATGGTTACGGGAATTGAACGACCATCAGGCAGCGGTACATAGGCTTCTGGGCGAGAGCCCTCACCAAAAAGGGCTAACTGAGGTGAATTGGCAATACCCCCGCTGGCATAACTGCGCAGTGCAGTTGGACCTGCAGAGGTCATGACACCACCGCTGGCAAAACCAAAAAACCCGGCCATGGCGTTGGCCAGGGGCAGTGTGATGGCCCTCTGAATCTGAATCCTGATCAAGTCAGAAATGATGGAGTTAGCCAAGGTTCTGAAATCAAGCTTGCCGGTCATCACAAAGTTCACCAAAGCATCGGTCATCCCGTTAAATGCTCGGGTGGTGGCTGACTCCATTTGCTTGCCAACCTGCTCGGCCTCTTCGGCAACAGAGCGCAGGCCCTTGGCAAAGCCAGCTTCCGGATCAGACAGTTCCTTGACACGTAAAGTCAAAAGAGATGCGCCATCAGCTGCCTGTCGAGCCGCTTCCTCGATTTTTCTGAGGGCATCTGCTAGCTTTTCGTTACCAGGCGCTGCCTCAGCCAATTCACGTGCCTGTCGAGCAAGCGCTGACAATTGAAGACCACTTTCTTGGCGTGCCGTTGCCAGTTGCTGCAATGATTTCAGTTCACTGATAGCGCCCGTTTCACGCAAAGTTTTGATTTGCTCTTCAACCGCACGAAGCTCCCCAAGCCCTCGGGCTGCTTGCTCTTGCAGATCCTTCATCGACTCGCCAGGCAACCGAATCTGGCGCTCCAAATTCGACTGTTGAGCTTCACGCTCTAGTCTTTGCCGTTTTAAAGTGATTTCAGCCAGACGATCCTGAAGCTTAAGTTTGTCTTGGGTGGTCTTAGCGACTGTCTCTAGGCCTCTGCGCAAGATCGTCTCTTCATCTGCAGACAGTGCACGAAGCTTTTCCGTGAAGTCTTCTTGCGCAGCCAAGCGCGCCTCACTTGCATCTTTAAAGCTCAGGTAGCCCTGACTTTCGTAGAGGTCGATGATTCTTTGCCTGTCCTTGAGGATGGCACTTTCGACATCCACCTGCCCCTGAAGACGCTTAATCTCGCTGTCTATTCCGGCCATTGCATTGGCCGAAACAGCGCCAGTCGCAGTGCTGTAATTCAACTGCTTTCTGGGAGCGGCTGCCTGAGTGGCTGCGTTGGAAGCCTCCGTACCTTTGCGGATCTCGTCAAATCGTTTAGTTACCGCATCCGCCAAAAGCGGCATATCCCAGAGCTCAACGTAGTTCTGGTTGGACTGCGCCACGATGGCATTTCGCTTTTCAAGCGCTGCCTGCAAGCGGGAACGGTTTTCATCTGAAAAAGGATTGAGCCCTTTGCCCCCCGCCAAGAATGTTCCCGCCAATTCAATATCGGCCCAAACAGCAGAAAAGCTGCCGATGACCGATTTGATTGTGTGGCCAATACCTCGAAGTGCATCAATAACGACGGCAATCGCATAGGCCGTTTTCTCTGCCCAGTTGGTCAGCGTACCTTCAGCGCGCATGCGCTGAATTCCCTCTACTGCGTTATCTGTTCCCAGAAAAACACGCTTGAGTTCTTGTGTCAAAACGGACATTGAAGGAATTGCCGCTGTCACCAAAGTCTGAGCAACGAAATTCGACTCTGCTCTCATGCGGCCCATTGCCTTGGAGGCGTTGTCTGCCTCCTCAATTTGCTTAGCCGTTAAGCGAATGTTTAGGTCTTGGTTTTCAGCCAAATCTTTAAGGAACGGGAGCATGGTGGCCCCCGACTTTCCAAAGAGCTCCATTGCAATTGCGGTTTTTCCAGCACCGTCCTCAAACTCCGCCAATTTGAGCGCGACATCATTCATGACCTCTGCAGGATCACGCAAAGTTCCACTGGCTTCTTTTGCGCGAATACCTAAAAACTGCAGCGCCTTCGTTGCCCCAGCAGTCTCATCATCAACACCTGCCAAGCCTTTGGAGAGTTTGGCGAGATTGCCGCCAATTGCCTCCATAGCCGTGCCTGAAATAGTGGCCACGGGTGCAAAGCCTGAAAGGGCCGCAGCACTTGCGCCTGTCTGCTCTGAAAGACCCTGAAGAGCCGCAGCGGCCTCGATGGTCTGACTAACAAAGTCTCTCAAGGCGGCAACAGAAGTCGCACCTATCGCTACCGCAAAGGTTGTCCTGGCAATGGATGAGACCTGCTGCAGCGAGGTCTTCATGTCATTGGCATGTCGATCTAAAAGTCGCGCCGTCCGTCCTAGATCGGCACGAAACTCAGAGGTTTCCGCCGAAAGCTTTACGACAAGTGAGCCAAGATCAGCCATGCTTTTTGACCCTGTGTGCAAACATTGACTTAAGACGAGCGACGTTCAATCGGGCCTCATCAATTGGCTCGGGTCGGTCGATAAATGGCATGAAATCTTCTGGCGTAAAAGGACGTGCGTGCTTGGTACGGTTGGCGTTGGCAAAGGTTGACGCAATCACACCACTTCTCAAATCAGCCCGCATGTCGCCAAAGGGTTCCAGTTGATAAAAGGCCATCCACTCGGTGATCTCGTCTGATCCGATCCGCTGCAATAGCTCACGAACCGGCATGCCCAGCGCAAGCGCCAAGCGAAAAGCGAAGCGACGAGTGAGATTGGCCTTTAGTCCTTTTTTGCTGATTCAGCCTGCTCGATACCGATACCGTTTAGACGCTGAGCAACAGCGAAAACCCTGTCTAGTGCACGCGCACTTTTTCGGCCAAGCGCAACAATTTCACCATCTTCAAAAAGACGGCTGCCCGTCGCATCGCAAAGGGTTAGAGCAACAAGTCTGGCTCGAACGTTTTCCATACGACCATCCTTTGCACCATCGCGAGCAATAAGGCTGCTCTCAAAGGCATCGCGGTCCGTACCGCTCATGGTGCGGACGTAGACGTCTCCGCCCCACTCAGGTACGAGGACTGTTTCGCGCGGCAGATCATCGGCTGCAAGGATGGCTTCTTTGGTCAAAATATTCATAGTCTTTATGCCTCCGTGATGTCGCCATCGATTTCGATCGTGACGCTGGCTTCAACTACAGCATCCACACCACCTTGAACACTGAACTGTGTAACGTAGCCGTAGAAAGTCCATGTCGCAGCGGGCGTGGTGTCGGTGAAGGTGATCTTGAACTGGCGGCGCACGCGATTGGCTCGATCTGTACGAAGGCCCTGATGGACCGTGTCGTCAGGATTGAAGTGCAGGCTCAGTGAGAGTTGACCTTCATCGCGAAGACCGACTCTCTTCTCTTTGGCTGTTGAAGCAAGATTGGTGACGTCAATAACTGAGGCTTGACCCCCAGGCCCCTGAAAGGAGACTACGTTGGGGATGGTCTCAAAGGTTGTGGTTCCAAACCGGGCAATGGTGATGCCCTGCGCGGTGATGGCAGTACTAGGCATAAAAGGCCTCCATAAAAAAATGAAAAGACAACCTGACCACCGTTACCGGTAGTAGGTGAAGTCCACGGATATCCGGTAAGTACCGGCTTCATCGTCGAAATCGGTAAGGCCCATGCGTACATCGGCCACCGTTTTGATACTGGCTAGCAATGCCGCAAGGACCTGCTCTTGCAGTTGTTCGCAAGCGACCAGCGTTAGTGCGTACGCATCGACTTGCACTCGCGAGCGCCGCAGCTGGTTTGGTCCGTCAAGCGACGCAACGTTTGACTGATCAATAGGGGTGTAAACAAGCGTCGGATACTGAGCACCCGCAGGTGCAACGATGGCGTACACCTGCCCAGCGGCCAGATGTTTGATCGCGTCATAGAAGTCCTGCATCGTTATCGACCATTCAAGGCTCGCGCTTCTATCTCGATGCGCTGGGTCAGTCGCTGCTTAATGGCATCAACGGCTTGGCGACGTCGAGATTCCAGTGCCGGACGCAGAAATGGACGAGCCGCCATCTTGCGAGTACCGAATTCAACAAAGCGCCAATACCAAGCATCTTGCGATAGGTTCCCTCGCTTGCCCTGATTGCGGTACTTTTTACCGTGGCGCACCAAAACATAAAAGGTCTGGCGACCCCCACCAGATAGCTCGCGAACGTGCTTCATGATCACCGAACGCTTGAGCGTTCCGGGTGGTGGTTGCTTAGAGCCAAGCGACTGCGCAGCTTTTGGAGCCTGAGTACGCGCCTCATCACGTATGACCTTTGCTCCTGCGTAAACCGATGCCCTGAGCCCTCGATTAGCAACACGGTCAGGCAGTTCGCGAAGTGCACGATCAAGTTGTGCCAGTCCTTCAATGCGAACTGTTTCAACTTTAGCCATTGCGCGCCCCTTCACTTGCCAAAAGCATGATCGAGACATTGGCCTCGTCTTCATTAAGGGCAGCATGGATTGAAAAAATACGATCTCGAAACAGAACTCGCATTTGTGAAACGCTTTTGGGGTCGTTGAACTCGGATCTGTAACGCACAGTAATTTGATGACTCACCACCGCAGCTATACGATCTGCAATTCGTGCCTCGCGCCCTGATATCGGTTGGATATCAGCCCAGACAGTCGCTATATCGCTCCAGGTCTGTGTCGGCGCACCCAATGCATCCTTTGCAACAGTGGGCTGCTGAATGCGAACACGCTGGCTCATCTGACCTGCACTGATTAAGCTCATACAACGCTCACGCGGTAACCGTCTAAAAGTCCATCTACAAATGACAATGAGTCGATACGACCGCGCGTTAGCACTGCCATTTCCTCACGATGTCCGTAGAGACTTCCCACACGCAACTTGATCCAACTCTTAATTCCCTCGGGCACAGAGGAGCCTGCGCCGTATCCTGCGTCAAAGGTGACGATCACAGAGCCAATCTGTGGGAGAGTCGGGGGCCAAGTCTTACCAAATACTGGGGTGAGTCGCGCAGGCTCGCATGCAGCGTCCAAGACGTAATCCCCAGGCGGCATCACCTGAGGGCTGCCATTCATGTCAAGGTACTCGATGCTGACCAATGACTGCACTGGGCATTTGTCAAGAAGGATTGCGTGACCAGGCAAGCTAAAGGAAGCATCGGATGGAACATGATTGGCCAAAGAACCCGGAAAGGCGTCGAGTACCAGCTTCCAGCGGGCAGTCATCAACTGCCTGCCGGTGCGAGTCTCGGCTGCCTGCCGGGCTGCCGTAATCAGCGAGCCGATCAATGCATCATCGTCATCAACATCCACCCGCAGGTGCTGCTTTGCCTCAAGAAGCGTGATCGGCTCCCCGGCTGGAGCTGAAACGAGTTGCAGTGGCATTTAGACAATCTGCACAACAGCCGCCTGGTTGCCTGCATTGGCAGGGAGCTCTCGCGGATTGACACCTAGGACTTGAGCAGCGGTTTGGCTGGCAGCCACTCCTACCGTCAGAGACAGGCGAACAAAGCCAAAGCCGTTGACTGTGTCGAGCTCCTCGGGCTTAACGTTGATAAGCGCCTGCTTGTTGTCGCCTGTGGCTTTGATGATCTGGGTGATCGCTTTGCCGGTGATGTCCTTGGCACTGGTGCCAGTGGAATCAACAGCTTGCTGCAACTTCGCATCCACTGTGGCGCTGGTGCCGAGCACTCCGGTCTGAACCAAGGAGAGGAATCCGTGATGGTTGGCCACAGAAATCCAGCCTGTAGTGACAGTTCCTGCCGCTTGCGCGGCAGGGTCGATGGTGGCGAGAACGGACAGCAGTTCGCTGCCTTTTGCGTTGGGAAACATAGTTTTCTCCTAAGTTTTGAGGCTGCTTAGCGCGCGCCGAGTTGGATGAAGGGCGACATCGTTGCGCTGCCTTTGGCAGGCGTGATCGCTGTAGAAATCTTCGACTGACCATCCATACGGAAGGTGGTTCGAAACGCCGTGAGATCGGCATCGAAGTACAGGTGCATCGATGTGGCAGTCTGCATACCGCCAGACTTGGTGATCGTTTGGTAGTACTTGAGATCCACCAGCAAGATGTCCCCTTGGGCCGAGAAGGTGTTGGCGTGCTGAGACACAAATACCGGGCGGCCCAGCAACGTACCGTAAGGGGACACCTGAAGACCACCGACGGTCAATCCTGTTGGCAAGTAGATCGGGTAGTTACCCAACGTCAAAGTGAACAATGCTGGCAGTACATCGTTATTGACGATCCAAACCGCATTGGCAAATGAGCCCGTTGGCAGACGCGAAATCATCTTTGCCAGGTTTTGCGGAAGCAACGTTTGTGTCAACTGCCCAGTCTCCTTGGCCACACTGACCGTAGCGCCCGCATTGAGCGCGCCTACCGGTACGCCAGAGCCTGAGCCGAACAGGATGGATTCATTGGTTTTCCAGCGAATGGAGTGTGCAATTTTCTCAGGTAGATAAGTCGACAAGGCATTGGCGTCTTCCAACAACTCATCGGTCGTAGGCACTAAGGCCATCAACTTTTTCAGCCGCAATGTAGACAGTCCCAAAACGGGCTTGGTGGTCACCGATGGGGTTGCTTCGCCTTGCCAGTAAGCGCGAATGCCGTTGGTGCCCCAGGGCGTTGTTTCATCCTTAGGAAACGCCATGGTGTTTCCGCTGATCTCCACATTGTCAGTAAGCGGCAGCAATGAGTCCTCGCCCAAAGACAGCTGGAAAATCTCCTTTGAGAACTGTGGC